GAGCCTGCGGGTGGTATACGCCGAGGGTCAATGTGCAATCGCAGAATCCACGCTCGCCTCCACCTTCGTTAGGCAGACGAGTTGAACCCATAGGGATCAGTTCGTGCACGCCGTAGTACTCAGGGTTGATGAGGTAACCATCGTTGTAGTCAGTACCGCCAGCAATAGTTGCAGGAGCAGTGTCTGGGTTCATGTTGACGATGGATACGATGCCGTGGTCACTTTGGTAAAGCTCGACAGAGAGTTTAATCTCAGCCTTGTTACCGTCGTAGTTGACGCTACGGATGTTTTCAGTAGCTCCAGCAGATACACGAGCGAAGTCAGCAATAGTGCGACGAAGGCCAGTGTCAGCAACAAGCATAAGGTTATTCGAGCTGCCAGTCTTGCGGTAGATCGAAGAGATCATGTCGTTAAGAGCTTCTTCACCGAAGGCACCTTGTGTGCTGATGTCATAGATCGAAGCAGCAGGAGTGCGGAAGTTAGCAGGAACGTCAGCGGGACCAGCAGAGTCGATCCAGTCACCAAGACCACGAAGGCCGTAAGGTGTACCAGCACCGTCTTCTACGCTGCGGTCTTGTGTACCGATCAGTGTAGCTTCGATGTCACGCTTGAGTTCACGGATAGCTTTTGCTTCAGCTTGTGCAACCTTAGCTGGGCCTACGCTGTCAACAGCTTCTTGAAGGTCAGAAACCTTGAAGTTGCGGCGGAACTTTTGTACGTAGTTACCAAGGCGAGCACGGCCAGCGAACTGGTCAGTGAAAGAAGATACGTCTGCACCTTCGTCTACACCTGCAGTGCTAGGAGCAGCAAGTACGTCTACAGTCCACTCAGTGAATGTAGCACTTGACTTCTGTTTAGAAGCAGATGAAAGGACAGGAGTTTCTTCGGGAGCCAAGATGGTAAGTACATCTGTGAGGTCTTCACGATTAGAAACAGCGGAACCAGGATTAGTGGTGTCGAATGTATTTGAGAATGCCATAATATTTTATAATTTAATTAGATTATCTATTTTGTAGTTGAAGGGTTCTGAGAGTAATGAAGTCACTCTTGTTTCCTGATTGCTTAAACTGAGTACTCAAGTTCTTGATTGATTTACTTGCACGACTTGCAGGCTTTTCTGAGCTTGCTGCACTAGGGGTAGAAGTATTGGAAGCGTTAAGTCGTACTTTAGGCTTTGCGCTTTTTACTTCTTTTCGCCCGTAGATACTGTTAGCTGCGTGCGCTAGTAGATATGGCATCTGAGCCTTAACGTCAGCGGGAAGGCTAGTCATTAATGTTTCGACCCTGGGGTCGCTCATAATGGCCTGGTATTCACGCCGTGTATCGTTGTCTTCACCTGTCATCCAAGGTAACTCAGCTTCAGCCTGAGCACTGAGGTGCTCCTGCATTTGTTTGCTTTGTTCAATCTTTTGGATTTCCTCCAGGCGAGCAGGAAGGAATTTGTCACGGGCTTTACGTGCCTGCAATAAAGCATTGCGGACATCGGCCTTAGTCATCTCCTTGCCTTCGACTTCTGTGACTACATCATCAGCTTCATATCCATCTGCATTGAACATAATGTCCTCTGCCCATTCAATGACGTTACTAGCATCCATTGCCTTAGCTTGTAGATCCTCAAGGGTGTCTACGCTGTCGAACGGATTGTTCTTAACTTCTTGTTTGGGTTGCAGTGGATTGCTTTGCTCGGCAGAAAGTTTAGCTTCAATTTGTTGTAGCTTTTCTTCTGCTGCCTTACGTTTAGCTGTGAGTTCTCCAAAGCGGGCTACTGCACGGCTGCCTAGCTTGTCAGCTAGTTCCCGCAGTTCCTCTTCGGACATATCATCTAAATCAATCTGAGAAAGAACTTGCTCGTCTGATTCAGCTTCGGACTCTTCGTCTTCAGTACTCTCGTCTGATTCCTCGGTGTCTTCTACTTCTTCAGTAGCAATTTCGTCGGCTACCTCTTCCTCAACTTCAGGAGCTTCTTGCTCCTCTGGTTCAGGGGTTGGCTGCCCTAAGCGTTGGATCGCAAAATCTTCCGCTGTTATATTTGTCTTTTCCGCTGTAGAGTTTTCGGGTTCAGCGTTTCCCGTTGTGACTTCGTTGTTCATATAATTCCACTCTTCAACGCCGAGCGACAGCTATGTTGTGCATTATAGCACACGAAATGCGTGCTATGAAATTATTCGGCAACCGAAGGTTGCCCCCAAGTAGACATTGTCAGGATCTGATCGTAACTAAGGATACGCCCTGATAGCTGCTGGATCTTGTCAGTTGGAGCATCGTGCATCTCTCCGATGCACTCTTCACGTAAGTCATTGATTAATTCAATGAATCGTTGGAACTGATCGTGCCGCTGCAGGTGCTCTATGTCTTGTTCGATTGTTGGCTTTTCCATATTAGTATTGAGGCATTGCTTGAGTTTGTACTTCCCCCATTTGTGCAGGGGTAGTACCTATACGGCCAATCTCAGCGTTCTGCATTTGTTGCATTTGGAACTGGTATTGACCTGCGTACTTCTGTAAGCGTTCAGCAAAGGCTTCGTCTTCCTGTAGCTTCTGCTGAATGTCAGGCTGCTGTCCGTACTGCTGTAGTACCTGCATTGCAATTTGACCACCGCTTGCACGGGCTGGCATTTCAATGCCTGCATAGATCTTAGTCAGGTCGTCAGTTACATCTTTGACTACCTGCTGCTGGGCATCTTCTACTGGTGATAGCACAGAGTCCGCAAGGATAGGATCAATAGATCCTGCGAGTACAGCAATTAATTTGTCAACGTCAATACGGCCATTGCGGTCCAGTTGGATAAGCTGGGTCATTTGAGCCAGTTTAACTTCCTGTGACTTAGGATCTGTATTCAGTACGTCGTAGTTAATCGTAATATCAAAGTCTGCGTCAGCGTCACCTCGGTCCATAACCTGCGGGTCAGGGATACCAGTTACACGGAAGAAGATCTCGTCAGGTCCAAAACGTTGGAAGCAGCGGTAGGCCATACGCATAACCTCTGCATTGTGCTGCAGGAACTTGTCCACGAGGAACTGCTTGCGAATACTAGAGATCTGTGAGTCCTCGTCTAGTCCTACCAGGCGGTCCGCCTGAGTAGACTGATTGACTTCCATTTCTATTGAACCCTGGTTGAATGCAGGCGTAGGCGCAAAGTCTAGGTCACCCTTGCGGCGATAAGGAATCATACGGCCTGGACCCCAGTCACTAGGTGCCTGTCCTACTGGATGCAGAATAGGGGGTAATGTAGCTAGGCTGTTTCGGTCAATGCGGGAGTCCCGCTCTACCTTTACTTGATTCTGGATACCACGTAGTAAGTCAGGTACAGTAGTCGTATCGTAGAGACGCTTGCTGTCTTCAGACAGCTTAGTGACTACAACTGGATAGTCTTCGTACCCGTTAAGCAGTTCACGCTTTGCAAAGGATGGTGCCTCTCCGTTACCTCCATCGTATTCCTTGTGGAATACTGTGCAGTAAATACCTTCTGCTCCATCTTCAGGGTCGACCAGCCGCTGGTACGCATACACGATTTCTATTAGTTCGTTTGCTTCGTAAGCGTTATCGGTCAAGCTTGTACTGCGGCGGCCTTCCTGTTCTCTTTCAATGCTATCAATGTTTACCCCTCGGTAGTGCTCGATCACGTAGTCAACAAAGTCAGCGTCCCAGCCTGCTGTTGCTACCTTATTCTCAAGCTCTTGAGCTGTATAGTAAGTCTTCCAGAAGCAGTAAGGTGCTCGCTGTGGATCTGTTACATACGGAGGGAAAAAGAAGTCCCCGTCTGGGGCTAGTGTCTTAATTTCTGGTGCATTAACCTGTCGACGAACAACAGGAAGCTCCGCTTCCCCTTTATCCCGAAGTTCTTTAAGTGCTTTCTTCGCTCGCTTTTCAGTTACTCCTTCAAAGATGTTTTGTAAAATAAGTACTAGCTCGTCGTCTTTTTCTCCTGACTGCACAGCACCAAAAATATTTGGGTCTAGTTCCGCAATCTGCTCTAAGGTGAGCTTCTGTAGGAACTGACGGTCCTCTGAGTGCCAGCCTACATAAGTAATAAGAAGGCCTCGCTCTAGCAAATAGTTGGCACCTAGTTCCATTTCACGCTTATATCGTGGAATATATCCGCTAGTAGTCATCCACTTTAAAAAGGATGAAACAATTTCTGCACGGGAAATGTCATTGGATTCCACTGGGTACGCCCGAATGTTTGAACGATTCAGGGAAGACATAAACAAAGAAACTAGCCGTGTAATACGCTCGTCGATCACGTGGCTCTCCGTGTCTGATGCTCCCTCCCAAGGAAATGCATCTGCACCGTGCTTGCGGTGATCTCGGCTCTTGCCTGGCCACCAGTTGCGGCGGTCGTCATAACTAGTACGGCACAAATCAAAGTATGCCTCCAGTTCGTTTACTGTTTCATCATATGCGTTGCGTAAAGCAGCGATGTCTGGAGATGCGTCAACATATGTTAAAGCCTCGAAAGTAGATTTATTTTGCATTTAGTTTTCTTCTAACAGATTTAGCCATCTCGTGGATGTAACCTTTGTGAACTCCAATTCTATCACATAATTCCTGTGGACGCATTGGTTGGTCTAATTCATGCTTTACGTAGCGATTCAAGTACTCCCAGGCGGCTAGTCGGTCTACCTGCTCTTCGATCCATTCTGGATCTAAGGTAATGTCTTCTTCGGGTAGATTCATTTTACATAGCGATAAGACGTTCCTCGGTCATCTGTGATGGCCTCTACGTTTACGTTTTTACCTTCTGTCAGGAAGTGCTCTAGCTTACGAGGAATGACCGCTGGTACCTTCTTCTTGATCTCCCTGATGTACACGTAGATGTAACTTCGGTTGGGTGCCTTGGAGTGCACTACTCCTCGGTAACGCTTAGGCGTAAGCTCGGGAATGTCTACGGCTTTCTCTAGTAACTCCTGGCCTTCTTCGTTAATCCATCTGGCGTAGCCAGTACCAGTGACGGTATGCTCTGGTAGTTTGCTTTCTATTAATTCAATAAGGTAGTCCAGCTCTACGCTGTGCTCCTTTGCAATTGTCTGTACTCGTTTCTTGGGCATATTAATATCCTCCTTGATTTGTTCTTGTTGTTTGCATCGAGGCATTAGAC